TATGGGATGCCTTATCACAAGCGGACGTAAAGTACCGTGCAAGTCGGCAGTAGGAGGGATTAAAACTATCTACTTTGCAGATTACGGAACTTTAGGAGATGCGACAATCGTAGCTGGCGAAATAACAGCAGTATCTGGAACTCCAACGTGGTTTCAGTTTGACGTAAAAGGTAACAGTTCAATGGAAACTGCTATCACTTCAAGCCGAGAAAACGGAACAACTTTCTATGATACAACACTTAATATGACTTTGACCTTTCAAGACAAAGCTACACAGGAAGAACTTAAATTAATCGCTCACGCACGTCCGCATTTGGCAGTAGAGGATTACAACGGAAACTTCTTTTTAGTAGGGCTTGAAAATGGTGGTGATGTAAACGGTGGTACAATCGTTACAGGAGCTGGATTTTCTGACCTCACAGGTTATACTTTAACGGTGAACGCACAAGAAACTGCACCGCCTTACTTTGTAACATCAACTGTAATAACTGACGATGCTTCAGCGGTTCAAATTGACCCAACTGCATAATTAATACTTTTACTTGTAAAATGGGGTTGTCTTAATGGATAGCCCTTTTTTTATACCTACACAATACAAAATATTTGTTTTTTATTTATATATTAATATGAAGTTAATAACCACAAGCGGAAACAAAACCTTTAAAATAATTCCTAGAGAATTTACGGTAGGCACTTTGAACTTAAAATTGACAAGCGAAAGTACAAACAAAAGTATTACAGTTAATTCAAATTCTGTAATTGACGGTAATTATATTTCTTTTGATGCTGTTTTCGGCACTTTAACTGAAAGCGATTTTTATATTTTAGAAGTTAGTTATTTAAACAATATAATTTATAAAGATAAGATTTTTTGCACCGACCAAGCTATTAACCAAAGTAATGATGAATATTACAGCGTTAATAAAAACCAATATATAAGTGAAGAAAGTTCGGATAACGAATTTATAATAATATAAATATGAACGATTTAAGAATAGTAAATTTAAGTACTTACACAACACCAGAAATTGTTGAGAAATCAAACAAGGAATGGGTTAGTTATGGTTCTAATAACAATTATTTTAAGTATTTAATTGACCGCTATAATGGTAGTCCAACAAATAACGCTATTATTAACGGTATTAGTGAGATGATTTACGGACGTGGACTAGATGCATTAAACTCAAATAAGAAGCCAGAGCAGTACGCTAAAATGATTTCTTTGTTTCATAAAGATATGGTTCGTAAATTATGCTATGACCTTAAATTAATGGGTCAATGTGCTATGCAAGTTATTTACTCAAAAGATAAAAAAACTATTGCACGAGTTGAGCATATACCAGTTGAAAATTTAAGAGCTGAAAAATGTAATGAAAAAGGCGAAATAGAAGCGTATTATTATGCTGATGATTGGTCTAAGGTTAAAAACGTAGGTCACACAACTAGAATACCATCTTTTGGAAGTAGTAAAGAAAATATTGAGATTATATATGTAAAACCTTACAGAGCTGGGTATAAATACTATTCTAGTCCAGATTATCAAGGAGTTTTAAATTGGTGTGAAACAGAAGAACAGGTGTCAATATACCACCTAAATAATACCGTTAATTCTTTCAGTCCTAATACTTTAATCCAATTTAATAACGGAACACCAAATGCCGAAGAACGTCAAGCAATCGAAAACCGTATAACTGATAAATTTACTGGGACTTCTGGTTCTAAATTCATTTTAGCTTTTAATGATAATTCAGAAAGTGCTGCAACTGTTGAAACACTGCAAATAAGTGAAGCACACAACACTTATCAGTATGTTAGTGATGAATGCACTAAAAAAATAATGGTAGGGCATAGAGTTGTTTCACCTATGCTTTTAGGAATTAAAGATAGTACAGGACTAGGTAATAATGCAGACGAATTAAAGACTGCATCTACATTAATGGATAACACCGTTATAAGACCATTTCAGATGCTTTTAATAGATGCTTTTGATAGTATACTAGCGTACAATCAGATGAGCCTTAAATTGTACTTTAAAACGCTTCAACCGTTAGAATTTACAGACTTAGAAAACGTTGAGGACGCTGAAACAAGAGAGGAAGAAACAGGGATTAAACTTAGCCAAGAATTACCAGATGAATTGGGAAGTGATATTGCTGATGAATTAATTGACTTAGGACAAGATGAAAGCGAATTACTAGCCGAATATGATTTAGTAGATGAGAGCGAGGTTGATTATGAATTAAACGATGAGCTTGATGAGGTTATAACAGACTTAAACACCGAGCCAGAACAATCCGCACTATCTAAAATATGGAATTTTGTAAGTACTGGAACAGCAAAGCCAAACGCAAAAAGTACACAAGACGGTAAGTCAAAACAAGACAGTCAAAAGGGTGTACAGTTTTTAGTACGTTATTCTTATGCACCAGAACAAGCTGGTTCAAACAGCAGACAGTTTTGTTCTAAAATGGTAGGAGCTAAAAAGGTTTACCGCAAAGAGGACATCGTAGCAATGGGAAATAAAGCTGTCAATCCTGGCTTTGGAAAGGGTGGCTCAGAAACCTATTCAATCTGGCTTTGGAAAGGTGGTGCAAGATGTAATCATAAGTGGTTTAGAAAAACCTATCAAATTAAAAATGGTGAAAAAAGCCAAATAACAAGCGGTCAAGCAAAAAGTAAAGGTTTTAAATTCCCTAAGAACGCTCAAAAAGTACCAGTAGCACCAAAGGATATGAAGTATAAAGGTTATACGGCTGAATATTGGAACAAAATGAAATTCAAAAACTAAATGGCAACAGCATTATTTATATCAAGAACTGACTTAGTAAGAAATTCCATCTTAGATGGGAATGTTGATACTGATAAGTTTATACAGTTTATAAAACTAGGTCAAGAAATTGACATACAAAATTTACTAGGAACGGACTTATATAACCGAATAAGTACGGATATTGAAAACAGTACTTTATCTGGTGATTATTTAGCACTTGTAAGCGATTTTATACAACCAACCCTTATATGGTTTGCTCAAGTTAATTACATTCCATTTGCAGCCTATCAAATTAAGAATGGCGGAGTGTTTAAACATTCAAGCGAAACAGCCGAAAACGTTAATAAAAACGAAGTTGATTATTTAGTTGGTAAAGCTAGAGAGTATGCAAACTATTACAGTACAAGGTTAGTAGACCATTTATGTTTTAATCAATCTAAATTCCCAGAATACACAAGTAACACAAATGACGATATTAGCCCAGATACAGATACGGTTTTTAACGGTTGGGTTTTATGAAGTATAAAGTAAAAGAAATAAACGTTAAGCGTTTAAAAAAATATATAGGACTTAAAGCAAACGAAGAATACGCTAAACAGTTTTATAATGAAATGAAATTGAAATACAAAAATAAATGATTTCTGTAAATAACGTTTTAAATGCGAAGTCTAGGGAGTACACAAGCAGAGGTTTAACGACTGAAAAAATCAGCGTCACTTGGCGTCATTATATTAGTGGAATTTCTACTTACACGCTTTTTGATACTGGCGCGAGTACTGCGTTCCCTTATGCTTATGGTGGAATACCAGTACCTTATGACGCTTATTTTAGCCAGTTTATGATTTCGTCTATGCCCTACTCAACAAGGCAGTTCCCAAACGGAAGCTCTTTAACTTTAAGCGTTTATGTTGATGGTGTTTTAAAAGGTAGTGAAACTGGAACATATACAAACACAGTTAGGGAAACAGTTGTTTTAGATTTCGGTAGAGGAATAGAAATAAATAGAGGTCAAACAGTAACGTTAAGACTTCAAGTGAACGGTCAGTGGTGGTATTGTACTAGCACATCAATAATAATAGAAAGATAATGAAAAACCCAGTATTAGCATTAATTCCAAGCGGATATAAAACAAACAAAGTTTATTCTGTTTTACCAGTAAACGGTGATGGGGATTTTACATTTTCAAGAACAGGGAGCGGTACTAGAGTAAAAGAAAACGGTTTAATTGAAACTATTGAAGGTTCAAATAACCCTAGATTAAATTGGGATGGTGAATGTCCTAGCCTTTTATTAGAGGGTACGTCCACAAATTTACAAATTAGAAGTGAGGAGTTTGACAATGCGTCTTGGCTTAAAACAAATATAACAGTTACTGCAAACGATACAATTTCACCAGATGGAACGGAAAATGCTGATAAATTACAAAGAACAAGTACCGCAGCTAGTAATATCCGTAACGAAACATATATAGGATATGGTGCTAAGACTTACACAAGTTCAATTTTTGTTAAAAAAGGAGAGGGGAATTTTTTAGCAATTAGAGTTAAAGGCTCTAGTTCTTGGGTTGATTTAAGATTTAATTTTTCAACTAAACAAATAATTTCTTATATTACAAATGGCTCATATATTGCGATAGGCTCAAAGGTTGAGGAATTTAACAATGGATGGTTTAGAATATACTTTACATATACGACTGATGGATATGATAAACTAACTCAATATTATAGCCCAAGATTTACAGAGGGAGATATTGATGATACAGATACAAATAATATTGCTAATTGTTTTATCTGGGGGTCACAAGTTGAGCACCAATTATATGGGTCAAGCTACATAAAAAGAGAAGTTTCAACAGTTAGTAGAACTTTAGATATTTGTAAAAATGGCGGTGATGCTGAATTGTTTGACATAAAAGAAGGAACATTTTTTGTAGATGTAACACCTTTTAAAGTTGGTTCAAATCATAGAATAACTTTATCAAATGGAACGTCAGATGAGGAAATTATATTTTATTTTCTTGCAAATAATACAGGTATAGCAGTTGTTTCCGAACATAACGGTCTAGCACAATTTACACATAATGAAAATATAACATTTGACACAAGAAATAAAATAGCCTTAACTTTTAAAAATAATGAATTTAAGTGTTATGTAAATGGAAATCTAGTATCTACTAGTTTAACAGGAACAATTAGCGAAAATTTAAGTGATTTAACTTTTGCAGGATATACTGGTACTTTTAATTATTTTGAAGGAAAAGTCCACGATACAAGGGTTTACAATAGAATATTAACAGAAACAGAGGCAAAAGAATTAACAACTATATAATGGAAATAAAAATTAGTAAATACGAATTTAAAAGCGAAGAACAGGTTTTAGATAAAATACACGATTTAGGAGTTGATACAGATTTTGAAGGTAACGAATATCCAACACATAAACACGCTATTGTATTACTGGGTCATATAGTTTTAGAACAGGGGGAATATAATAAAGATGGGGAGGAAATAAAAGCACCTATTTTAAGTAATAAATACCACGTTGACGTTGTTTGGAATGGTTTAGAAAGTCACCCATACGGTTGGAAAACTTATAGCGTAGATTTAGAAAGCGAGGGAATACATAGTTTTTATGGTATTTCGTATTTAGAAAATAAAATGTAATGACAGTACAAGATTTAAAAATAGGAATTTTAAACGCTATCACTTTTGGAGTTAGCTTTACGCAAATAGAAAACGGACTAAAAATTATATTGTTGCTTTTATCCATAGGATATACAGCTCAGAAAATTTACGAAACGCACAAGAAAAAAAATGACTAAAAATTTTAGCATAAAAGAATTTGAATGTAAGTGTGGATGTGAAATGCCAGAAGATGTTTTAGTAAATATAACTAAACTAGCAAACCAATTACAGTACGTTAGAGATTGCGTTGCTATGCCTATAACAATTAATAGTGCTTATAGATGTGAAGCACATAATAAAGCGGTAGGTGGTTCTGAAAACTCTCAACATTTGTTAGGCAAAGCTGCTGATATTGTTATTCAAGGTCTTGACCCTATTTTAGATACTTACGACTATTTAGATGACCTTATGCTGTCAGGCGAAATACTTCAAGGCGGTTTAGGAATGTACCAAACTTTTACGCATTACGATATTAGAAAAACTAAAGCACGATGGAACAATGCCTAAATATAAAGACAAAAACGGAACTACAAGGGTAGGCGATGCTTTACGTTGGTTATTAAAGCAAGGCAAAGAAGTAGCACCAGAACTTTTAAAAATAGCTTCTAACGTTACAGGAATTGAAGCCTTAGAAGTTTTAGCATCTAAAATTGGAGCAGATGAAAAACTAAGCGAAACAGATAAACAGCTTTTATTAGAAGAACTAAACTTTGATAAAATAGAAATGCAAGAAACTACAAAAAGGTGGGTTTCGGACAATAATACAGATAGTTACTTAACACGCAATATAAGACCTTTAACACTAGCTTTTTTAACCGCTACGTTATTTATATACATTATATTAGATAGTTCTTTAGAGGGCTTTAAAATAGCTCCTGATTGGATTGATTTACTTTCTTCTCTATTACTTTTGGTTTATGGTGGTTATTTCGGTATGCGTTCTGCAGAGAAGATAACTAAGCATTGGAAAAGTAAATAAGTTTTTTCTTGTTTTTTTAAAATAAAATATATAACTTTGAATTTTTTATTAAAACTAGACATTTAGTTAAATGTTTTGTTGCCCTTAAAGGCATAAAAAACAAATACAAAATAAATAGATATAAAAAGTTAAATAAAATATAAGACTTAGGAGAACTAATCAAATGGCAAAAAAAACATTAAAATACTGGAAAAATAAAATTGACAAAGTATTTCACGAATATATAAGACGTAGAGATGCTGATAATAATACTGGCTATTGTAATTGCATAACCTGTAAAAAACCTATACATTTTACAGAAAGCGATGCTGGTCACTTTATATCAAGGGGTAGATTATCTACTCGCTACGACACTAGAAACGTTTACAGTCAGTGCCGTAAATGTAACCGTTTTGAGTATGGGCGTCAATATGAATATTCTTTATCATTAGGAGAACAACTATCAGAAGAACTATTAATAAAATCACGTGAGATATACAAACTATCAGACGATGAATGGTTAGATATATTTAATGATTACAAAACTAAACTAGACGAATTAAAAAATCAACAAAACTTTTAAAATGTTAATAGAAAAATACGAAATGTTAATTAAAGAACTAGATACTTAATGTATCTTTGTAGTGTATTGTTTTTGTTTTAAAATAGGCTAACCAGCCAAATTAAGCCACCTCAAAAGGGTGGTTTTTTTTGTTTAAAACTATTTTTTTTTGTTTATATTTTTTTTATTGAATTATTTGTTTTATATTTGCCTTAATATTAATTAAAACAATACATTATGAATTTATTTGAAAGATTAAAACCAGAGTACAAAGACAAATTAGAAGCGTCTAATATTACATACCCATCGTTAGTTGGTTATATTGTGGATGAATTAGAAAACCATAAATACGTTAGGCTTTTACCATACGGTTTGGTTGTAGATTTAAAATTTTTATTAGACGTGAGCAGTCCTTACGAAATATTTGAAGAGTTATAATATGACTTATTCAGAAGATGTAAAAAGAGCATCAAGCACAGACACAATAGACTACTTAAACGCTAGAATTAAAGCGTTAGAAAAAAGAGTAGAATTTTTAGAAGCACAAATAGAAATCAAAAACAATTAATATGAACAAAGAAAAATTAACAGAGTTATACAAACTCTATAAACTTGAAAAAGAAGATGTATTTAAGCATCAACACTATTTAATCATAACCAGAAGCGGAATTGATAAAATACAAGCGGTTGCTAAAATACAAATTAATTACGAAGTAGTAAGGTGCGAACCAAATTTTGCAGTATTTAAAGCCATAGCACATAAAGGAGCTACAACTATTGAAACCTTTGGCAGTGCATTAAAAGGCGACAGCTATAAGGATAGTTCAACAAATAGCTGGTATGTTGCCGAGATGGCAGAGAAACGAGCAATGTCAAGAGCAGTGCTTAAATTAACAGGCTTTTATGAGCAAGGGGTTTTTGGCGAAGATGAAAGCGAAAGTTTTAAAAATAATAATAACAATTAAAAACAAGTAAAATTATGGGAGCAATTATCAACTATTCACTAAGAGTGGACAAATTACCAAAGGAGAAATTTATCGCAGGAAAAGACGGTGCGGTTTATGTAAACCTTACAATGTCAGTAAATGACGAAACACGATACGGTAACAACGCATCGATTATGATTAGCCAAACACAAGAAGAACGTGAAGCTAAGAAACCAAGAACTTACATTGGAAACGGTCAAGTGGTTTGGACTGATGGAAACATCGTGAAGGCTGAACGAGAAGAAGCTAAGGAAGTAGTACAAGAAGCTGAAACAAGCGACTTACCATTTTAATTTAATAGGGCGGTGTAATAACCGCCTTTTTTATTATCTTTACAAAAACAATACAAAACAATGAAAGAGATAACAGAAGAACAAACCACACATAATATGCTGATGGAATTAATAGCCGAAGAATGTGCTATTGATACATCATCAGTTATGGAGTATCCTCCAACCGCATTAAGTTTAGGAGAAAAAACTATACAGTCAAAAGGCGGTAATATAACAATGCCAATTCCAATTGGTACTTATGGCAATTTCTCATTTATACAGGCTCCCCCAAAATCGAAAAAAACCTTCTTTGTTAGTTTATTAGCATCAGTTTATTTAAGCGGTGGAAACAATTTTGGAGGTAAATTAAAAGGGCATAGAGAAGGACGTTGTTTAATGCACTTTGATACAGAACAGGGACATTGGCACGCTCAACGAGTTTTTAAACGTGTTCAAGATATGAGTAATACAAAAGAAGTAGGTTGCTACCATACTTACGCATTAAGAACGGTAGGGTATAAAGAGCGAATACAATTCATAGAACACTGCTTAGAACAAAACAAAGGTAAAAACGGATTAGTTATTATAGACGGAATTGCTGATTTAGTTTCAGATGTTAACAATCTTGAAGAAAGCAATTTATGTGTTCAAAAAATAATGCAACTATCGGCAAAATATGATTGCCATATAGTAACGGTAATACATAGTAATTATGGAAGCGACAAGCCAACAGGGCACTTAGGCTCTTTCCTTGAAAAAAAGACGGAAAATCAAATACAACTTGAGGTAAATACAGTAAATAAAGAATGGATAACAGTAAGCTGCAAACGTTCTAGAGGTTATGCTTTTGAAACGTTCAGTTTTAGTATTAATGAGTTTGGATTGCCTTTTGTAGTTGGCGAAATATACGACCCATTAGAATACTTCGTACCTAGAACACTAACACCAAATAAATAAATGACACCAATTTTAGAACTAGCATATAAAAAGCATAGCGACTGGAATAACATAGTAAAAAGTTTCGGCTGCAACCCTTCAATGAGCGAGGACGTTGTAATGGAAATGTATATTCAGCTTGATGCTGATGTAAAAAAAGGTTTAGACCTTTATTATAAAGATGAAATAAATCATTACTATTGCTATAAAGTTCTAAGGGGTATTTACACAAATTTATATAAGACAAGTCTAAGACAAAAAAAGGTTTATTTAGAAGATATAAACGAGCTTAAAGAAATACAAGAAAGTGGTATTGATGAAAAAGAATGGGCGAAGCAGCGTGACCATATAGACAGCATATTAAACGATATGTATTGGTACGACAAGAAAATATTTGAGATAGTGGCGAAGGGTGTTAGCGTTGCAGAACTAAGCAGAAACACTAAAATAAGTTATTACTCGCTTTACAATACATATACAAACGCAAAGAAACATATAAAAAATAAGCTATGATATCTAAGTTTCAACAGGATTTAAAAAATGGCAAAGAATATGAGAGCAAAGCGTTAGCACATATTCAACTAAAATATCCTAAGGCGTATATAATAGACGGTTATTGTTTAGATTGGGATATATATATTCCAGAACTCAAAATAGGCGTTGAAGTTAAAAGTGATGCACAGTATCAGAAAACAGAAAATTTTTATGTTGAGTATTTTTGTAATGGAAAACCAAGTGGAATAGCGACTACAAAGGCAGATATATATTATATTTATTTAGATAAATTGTATATTATTAAAACAAAAGATTTAAAAGACAAATGCAGAAAATATATAAACACAAACCGAGATAAAAAAGGCGGTGACAATATGGCTAGTAAAGGAATTATTTTACCATTAAATGAATTATTATGAGATTAGGAGATTTAGTTTATTACATTACTTATTACACTGGCATACATTGGCTAGTAAAAAAGATTAGCAAAGCACTAGGTAAAGATTGCGGTTGCGACAAAAGAAGAAACGATTGGAACGACATAAACATAGAGCTATGAGAATAGAAGACCAAGACGCTTGGGTTGATTTTAAGGCAAACGTTACTACAAAACTAACACAAGACCAATATAGGCTGCTCTGTACGCTTCACGCTAGGTATTTAAACCATAGGTATCACGAACCTTGTAGCTGCCGACCTAAAACATTAGTAATGTGGATTAAAGATATTGATAATATATATAACAAAATTAAATGATTGAGAAAATACATAATTGGGAGAAAGCAGTAGTAACACTTTTAAATTTAGACGGTTGGAACTTAACCCATACAGGAAAAGGGAATGAAAGCTGGGACGCCATAGGCACAACGCCGAAGGGTCAAGATTGTGTTATAGAAATGAAATTTAGAAATAAATACTATGATACTAAAATACTTGAGAAGTTCAAACACGATAAGCTAATTGAAACAGGTAAAGTTGCTCTTTACTTAGTGAACGACCCTAAAGGCAATTATATGTTCTGGCTTAATAACTTAGAAGGACTAAAGACTAAAGATATATACTGTCCTGATACAACACTCTGGACTAAAAAGAAAGTTTTAAAGCCTTGTTACCTATTGGAAGAACAAGACGCAGCAATAATTAACTTAAATGAAGAACTAGAAATAGGTATATGGGATAGCTATTTTCAGATAAAAGAAAAAATAAATAAAAAAAATAGTTAATAATTTGTTTATAATTAAAATAAAGTTGTATATT